TTAACCAGCTTTCGCCGGATGTTCGGCACGAGCATGCCGTGAATGAAGACGAAGCCGCAAAACGCGGCGAAGTCACCCCACTCAACGCTCATAACAAAGCTACAATAGAGGGCTAGATTCTCTAGCCTACCAGTGTTGAAAGCCATGTTAGTCTGGTTGAGGTCGACGTCGTCCCCCTGCGTGAACAGCGCAAAGGGGCCGACGCCCTCGATAAGCCAAAGGGTTAAGGCCGTCATCAGGAAGGAGTTGCCGTATAGGGTTAACGGCTCTCCTGACGGCTTCACCCAGTCCAAGAACATGTTGAAATGTTCACCGATGACCTTATACTTCTCGATCATAGAGAAGTACAAGTCGATGAAGTCTTGTGAGACAGCCAACAGTTTGATGAACTCAGCCACGATGCCGTGGGTGAATTCGTTCTGCTTGCTGTCCATCTCAACAGCGTCCAACCGAGCGTTCTCGGCGGTCGGTACTTTGTTCGCCGCTTTAGAAAAGCGGCGCGCTGCCTCTTCGATGGATACGCCATTGTTCCAGACGCATTCCTCCTTCAGAGACCGACGAGTCACGTCGGCAATTGCTCGACAAGCGACGCCAAAGAAATTGACGGCGTCCTTAGACCAAGCCAAAATGCCTTGGGGTGCCTTCTTAGTGGCCTCGTAGGACATATCGTCCTCCTTGGCCTTGAAGTTCCCCTTGCCGGAGAAGCGGAGCTCTCGCTCCGTCAACTCCGACAACGGCGAATGGGCACTGCTGTAACCAGCAGCCTTAGCCTTGTCGAGCCAACTGTCGTAGACGTTGGACATGTCCACATCGTTCCAGGCGTTAGCCAGTTTCTCTGGATCGATGATCTTGTCGAACATGTTCTGCGCAATATCCCGTTGGAGTTTGCGCGCTTCGTCGTCGATCTCGAACGCCTTCTGCGTGCAGGCGTATCGAGTTGCAGCCGTTAAGAGTACCTGCGAGCCATCGTCGGTTACGTAATGGAGACCATTGCTGGTCCCAAACCTAGAGATGGTGCGCATGGACTTCGTGTTCCCACGGGCGTTCTTCGGCTTATCTGTGAAGTCATCTTTCAACTTCACGGTGTAGGGTTTCGCGGTCGGCATCGCTGCCACCGAGTTCAACGCCTCTCCCATGGCGTGTGCATGAACATCCATCTCTGGTATCATGCGGAATGCGTCGTAAGTGGAAACCGCTACGACAGCGGGCGTCTCTTGAGCAGCCTTTTCGATCTTGGTCATGACTGTCTCTGTCTGGATCAAAAACTGACGCGTTTTCTCGATCCACGATTGGTGGTGCTCTTTGATGTTGAAATGAGCCTTATCGGGGTTGGACGGATGAATATACAGTGTGGGC